TCCATTATGACTTGTCAATGTATCACCGGCAGCAAAAGAACCTGTAACATTTTTTACAAGGACATTTCGGTTGAGTGTGATAGTAGGATTGGTTGTATAGTCTAATCCAAAGTTTGTAATAGAGATGCCCGAAACGTGTCCAACCATTGGTGTCTGAGTTGATGCAGCACGAAGAACAGCATTAGAACCTGTCGTTGTAGCACTGTCTTGGACTAGAGGAAGTTTGATAAAACCATTACCCTTGTTGATCATATCAATCTTGGTAATCTGTCCTGCTTCAGAAGCAACACCTAAGTCTGTGAAGGTTTGTGTTTCAAGAACAATCTGTCCACCATCCTCTAGAGTAAGGTGATCGAGTTCGCCTACGGTTTGTTCTTTTTCAATGTACTGAATATCATCGTCAGTGATAATCAAATCACCATCTTCTGTGGTAATATTATCTGGTGACGTTGCTTGCTCTAAAAGGAAACCACCACCAACAACTGCAATCCTTGCTCGAACATCAGTTCCCTCTGTATTGGTTAGAGTAAATCGAAGTTCCTCTCCAATAGTATAACCTGTACCAGCGTTCTCAATAACAATCTCATCAATAGAACCAGCACCAGCAGATTCAACACGAGCAGTTGCAGCGTTGTTTCCAGAACCACCAGTTACAGTAACGGTATCGCCTGTAGTATAGTAAGCACCACCAAGTGTTACATCACTTCCAATAACAATACCTTTAACCACACCAGAGATTTCTAAGTCAAGTGTTGTATCTGTTGTGGTAACAAGTTCACCAGCAGTAAATGTTCCTACAACAGAGTTTGCATCAAGATTAATTTCTGCAATGAGGTCTGCGCCTTCTCTAAATTTAATAACCGTTGCAATAAGAGCAGTAGCGCCAGACGTAGAACCTGTTACTGTTTGTCCAATTGCTTTAGTGAAATCAGATGTGCCAGTTTCGATAATACGAACAACTTTGTCTGTACTCCACGAACCATCAGATACACGAAGCATATTATCACGAGGATAGATAAGTGTCGCTTCTTCATCAAACAAGATACGGAAGAACAACTTGTGTCCATCTCTTGTACCCTTTGCAGTGTACATATCCTTAATGTTCTTGATGAGTTTACGTTTTGCAATACCATCTGCGAGAGTATTAGGCAAGGACTCCATAAAGGAATCTCTAAACTTGTCGAGGAAGGCATACACTGTATTGTCAACATCTGCATATGCAAGAAGTTGTTGAATATTCTGTACAGGGTTTGCACGATAAGATGCAACGGTTGTTGTTGCACCAGAAGAGTTTCCTGTTACCGTTTCACCAGTTTGAAATCTTTGTTGGGATGTAATGAATAATCTTTTGTTATCATCAAAGTCATCGACAAGAACACGAGCAGTTGCACCAGAGATTGCACCTGTAATAGTTTCCCCTACAGTAAACTTGCCAACCGAATCTTCAAGAACAATGTTCTCACCAGTTTCATCAAGAACATAATTCTTTGTGATTGTTTCTTCAACCACATAGTTGTTTGTTCCTGTAACAACAAGTTCACCCGCCTCAAGAAATTCATAATAGTACTTGAGAAAGAGAGAGAATAAAGGATGATCTGATTGAACAAACTCTGGTAGTTGAGTCTGGATGTGAGGCGATACTTTATTCTTTAATGTAGGGTCTTGTACAGACATTTATTAAAACCTTAATAAGAAGATGACGTTGAATAACCAGTTCCGGCAGATGAACCACCAGACTCGATTGTATCATTCTCACCAGTAATCTTTAGAGTTGTCAAGTCAATCTCTAGCAACTGATTCCGAACTGGAACAATGTCGTTTGAACTTGGTGTAGTAGTAATAGTGATACCAGCAGTTTCAGTAGAACCAGTAATGTTAATTGAATTCAATGTCAGCAATCCTGTTGCATAATTAATAGTACCAACAGGTGTGTCAAGATAAGATCTGGTTGTTCCACCAACAAGATTATATGCTCTTAGATTTCCAGCACCATCATCATCAAAGAAGTGTTCACCTGTTTCTCCAGCAAGAGTAAAACCAGTTGAACTTGTGATACCACCCATTCCAGAGTTGTGTCCACTATGTGGATTGTATAGTGCGTTAGAAAACTTCAGTTCATATTTTGCCAAAGTGTTAAGTGAAGGCACAATTGTTTTCTGCATTTTGATTGTAGTGATGTTTGAAAGAATGGAAGTATCTGTACCATCAATCAAACGAGACATCTTTGAGAATCTAAACACACCATCAAACTTTTCCAAGTCGGAAACATTATAGTTGCTTATGGTTGTACGAACAAGAGTTTCCAAATCAGAAGATGTTTTTGTTGTTACGTTTGCATCAAACTTAAAGTTAGTTGTCATCTTAATCTTTGTGATTTCTGGATCAACAATAGTTGGACGAACCGAAGCAACATTGTATTTGTCTAGTGCAGTTGCGATTGTATCTTTCTGTGCTTGTGTCAGGTTTACTCCTGATGTTGTTTTGATTGAAACGAATACCTGTCCATAGATTGGTGGATCGTTATCTTCTCCACCCCATACTTGAATTGCTTTTGTGTCTGCATATACTTGTGGAATAATAACTTTGTAGTCATCAGTTGTCACCGCTCTTCCCTGTGAAGCAAAGTCCAAGGGAGCATTGTATTTGATTGACTGAATAGTTTCTGGTTCTGCACCACCAGAGGCAGCAGAGGTTGTTGCGATAGTGATGTTTGTTTCTCCACCAACAGAAGTTCCAGAGAAAACCTTTGCACCATTCGCTGCACCTTTGTTTGTGACAACGTATTCCAGAATGACAATGTTGCCGTCCTGTACCTTCTTACCAACCACATCATCACCAAAGTAAACCTCAAACTTTCCATTGTCAACTTCTTGTAGGAAGTAAACATTAGATGTTGCAGTTACCTGAGAGATGTCAGTTGCAAGAGTATAAACCTGAGTCGTAGCATCGGATGCTGAGTTCTGTACAGATACTTTCAGTGTGGTTGTGTCTGCACGATTATCTGTGAGAAGATATTTCTTTTCTAGGTTTGAATTGTCAACAGTATACTTTGCAGTAACAAGACTGCCCTCATAGATAGCAAGGTTACTGAATCTTAGAACACCGTTGACTGGCGTTACGGTTTGTGTTTCATTAACAACAAACGAATATGTTGTATCATCAATCTGTGTGGTAAACTTAGTTCCCTTAGCGACTGTGATAGAAGTCAGAGTTGAGTTGTTGATTGTAACATCAAGGTATGCGACAGGGGAACGAGCAGATCGTGGGGTGTAACCCAAAGTCTTTGCATGAGAGATAACTGAAGAACGAAGAGTTGCAGTATCCAAGTACGCTTCGTTGATTGCCATGTTTGCATTCATACCCAAGTAGTGAGTGTTGTATGCAAGAAGATCAATCAGAGTTGAGATTGCAGAACCTTCAAAGTTGTAATCAGAAAACTCCGATTGGTTCTTCATAAAGGTTTTTAGATTCGATTTGATATCATCGAAGTCTAGTTCCGTGACTTGTAATTTAGTTGCCATTTATCTTAGTCTCTCTAAAAATAGATTCAATGTTTGTTCGTCTGTCTCCGAATTAACCACGTTGAATTTAACTGTTGCCTCATATGCATTCCTGTCAATCCTTGCATTCACAATAACACTAATGAGTTCTGCTCTTGGTTCAAAGTTTACGATAACATCTTCAATGTTTCTACCAAGTCTTGATGCGACTTGTGGTGTCATAGGTTCAAACAATGCTCTACGAACATCCGAACCAATCTCTGGATGGAAAGGGCGTTCATAAAAGTTTGTCTGCACCAAGTTCTTGACGCTCGCCTTGACAGCAGAAATGTTCGTCAACTTTGCAATGTCACCAGTTACAGGATGTCTTGTAAAGTTAAAGTTGAAGTCCTTAAAGACTTGAGCATTTCTTACCGAATCGTTTGTACGTTCGGCATCTCTATATGCTGTAGGGTTCGCTGCCATTTAATATCTCCTCAATCTATTTATAACGAAACTTAGAGATTGTGGAATTCTCTATTCTTGATATGTTGTTCTTGGATTTCATCTTTCGATTGTCCGAAGTATGCAACAGCATGACGCTTCTCAACCATGTAGTCGTTGATTGATTTGTCTGCGTAGTCTGTAGTTCTCCATAGTTCCCCAAGGATACGACCGAACTTTCCTTCTGCATCCTTATGTGTTTTGAGAACAACCCCACCTTCATCATCTAGCATCTGCGTAATAAATTCTTTCGCAGCAAGTCCATACTTCTTTTCTTCCAAGTCTCTAGTTCTAGATTCTGGTGTGTCGATACCATACATACGAATACGTTCTTTCTTCAACCATACACCAAACCCCAAGTCGATATCTACATCAACGGTATCACCGTCTACGATATGAACCACCTTACATCTGTACTCATACATTACTCTGTCTCCAATACCCAAATAACTTTGTTCTCGTTGATTGTGATTGCTGGCGCTTCGGGGTTATGATCCTTTGGATTGAATACCCATTCCGCTCCTGTCTCTTGTTGTTTCTTTGCAGTAGAAAAGAATTCAGCGTTACTCCACATGAACATCCCTACC